GTTCGGCTTCGCTGCCGCGTAAGTAATCCTCTAATTTAAAATGAACTGATTGTGTTGACGGAACGAAATCCGGCATGCTTAATCTTGTGCTAATACTTGTCATTAGCGGAATAAGCGAGAAATCTAAAAGAGTTTTACGCGTTACGTTTGCGTTTGAGTAAGTCATGCTTGATCCGGTTTCGGCGTCAACGTAGAAAGCCGGAATTCCGATCGCCCTTGCCAATTCGGTGGCGATGTAGGAACGCGCAGCCGCGAGCTGTAACTTTTCAGGATCGAAGCCGACGGTTTGTAATTCCACGTCAGCATTTAAAAACGCGGTTGAACGATTACGTCTAGCGACGCCCCATGATTCTAAAAGTTTCGCAATTCGATCAGCTGGTAGCGCTGTTCCGTTTGATTTTAATACCATAGACGGGACGGGTTCGCGAGCATAGTTAGCAGCTGCTCGCTCTAATTCTGCTCCGGTGCGAATTGTCCGACCAGCGCGGTTTAATAATCCTTCGTCGTTGCCGTAGAAAACAATTATTGAACCCACACCAGAATCAGGAATTTGTTTTCCGTCAATCGTGTAGTAAAGAACTTCCGTTCCGTTATTGTTTAAGAAAACGCCGACGCGTGTTGGCACAATTCGCTGAACGGAGCGAATTCGCATGGTGTCGGCAAAGAGTTCGGTAATTTGCCAATAGGCATAACCATAAAATAATAAATCCTCAGCTGTCCAAACATAAGTCGCGCTACCCGGTACGCGTGGATCAGGGTCACGAATTACGCGGGGCGCTGGCACTTCGAGCCCCGTCGTATTGTCCCGGAGTTGTAACCCTATCGAAGCTATGGACGAGCAAATAATCCCGCGAGCACGTGCGATCGTAGGAACGCTCATAGCTTCCTCGCGCGTAGCCTGAGTAGCGCCACCGTTAAAGGTATAAATCGAATCTAACGCAAATACAGGTGAAGCCGAAGCCTCGACGTCGCTACCTTGGAGCGGCGTTACAGCTTCCACCTTTGACGCAAATAGATCACGAATACCCATGAGAGAATTGTGTCAGGCTTATAACACTAAGCCGTCATAATATCGAAGTCCATTTCTGGGCGTGTCGCGAAGTGTGTAACTAACGCCGTTGCTACCGCAGCGCAGACCGCAGCTTGAGAAGCTCGACGTCCGATAACCCAGCCGCCGTCACCGCGCTTTAATTGTACGGCCGACAGGATTTGCTTAGTTAAATCGCTTTGACCACGATGTCGCAATCGACCCGAGTTAATCGCGCCCAGTAGTTCGTCGCAGCTCTGAGGGTAAACCGAGTCCATGTCAAAGATCGGAATACCGGCGGGCTGGAATCTGGCGGCTACCGCGCCCGAAGTACGACGGCTGTATAGCAAATACTCCAGCGGATACTTTCGGCAATACTTAGCAGCTTCATTAGCGATTTCTCGATCGTCGAGCTGAACTGAATTTTCCCATGTATGGAGCAGCTTTACGACGAAACGTTCGTCGCCCAATTTCTGAGCTCCGACTAACGCGCAAAATTTGCGATCCGGTGAAATGTCAATCGCAAGCCACGTTAGTTTTTCAGGGTCAAGATCGACGGATTCGTCGTGGCAATTATTCCACTCGTTGGCTCCTATAATGCTGGAAATAGTCTGTACCCACCTGCACAATACCTCGGTTTGCACGACTTCCGGCGGATCGTTTAAAACCGCCTGTATGTTGTCGATGTTAATTGTGTGACCGATCGCTGGATTTGCAGCAAGCCAATTAGATTCGAGCTGAATATCGTCAGTCGGTGCGCTCCACTCAAAATAGCCGATGTCGTCGTCTGCTCCAGCGGCGGCAGCTAGTCCACGCTCTCGAAACGCATTAAGAACGACCGAGTGCGAATCACCCGCGTTCGTGTAGCTCATAATCATTGGATTTTTTGCAGCCATAAGGGTATATCTCAAAGAGGCGTAAGATTCTAAATCTTTCATTTCTCGAAGCTCATCTAAGTGAATTGCCGACGGTGCGGAAACGCCTCGAGCAGCTGAACCGCCAGCCTTCACAATAAATCGGTTAATTTGTCCGGTCGTACCTTTGACCTCGATTTCCTCTGAGCCATGACTCCACCTAATACGCTGTACGCGTTTAGATAGCATTTCCGAGCTTTCGATTAGGTTAACCAGCTGTCTAAATTGCTCTAGTGACGTGGCTAATCTGTGAGCTGAGCCGATTTGAAGTGGCTCGTCCCATAAGAATAAGCCGCCTAAGATTCGGATTTGCTGCAAAAATGACTTACCATTTTGACGAGCAACGACTATGCAATTAGTCGGTGTAGCCCAGCGCCCGTCTGGTTTGTATTTGTGCGTATGCTCTAGCGCGAACTTTTGCCATGGCATTAAGCCCTCTGGGAGTATGTCAGCAGCTAAATCTATGAGATCGAAGCCCCTAGACGGTAAATCATTGAGTTGAGTGTGAATTCTAGGGGTTGGTGAGCCATAAGTGACAGCTGATAACGGCGGTAAAACCGATACGAGCCGATTAGAGCCTAGTTCGTCGGGTAGTTGACCGATTATGACTTGATCGTCCTTAATCATGACTTACGCTAACGTTTTCAGGGATATTTAGATCATGGAGAGTCGGGGGTGTTAAAGCTGTACCAAAAAACCGACCACCTTTGCTCAAATTGCACTTCTGGCACAATACTTGCAAATTCTGATCATTATCAGTCCCACCGAGCCTACGCGGTATTATGTGGTCAACGTGTAACTTTCCGTTATCTTGTCCGCATTGTTGGCAACAATAACCGTCCCGCTTAAGTATTCGCTGCCTTATCTTTGCCCATTGACTTGACGTTCCATTATCAACAGCTGATTTCATTAGTGCCACCCCTTGTCTTTGAAGTGTTGCCATGCTAGGCAATAGTCGCCCTTATATCTGTGAGCGATATACCGGATACCCCAATCGATTTGAGTATAACCGTCTAAGTTCTTTAGCTTCTTATTACGCAGCTGAGGAATACCGTAATGACTACCGTTAACGGCTCGACTATCGAACCTAGATTCCTTCATGTAAAGCGCATAAGCGCATTGGTATTGACTATCACTAACTAATCGGCTATGTAAGTAAAGCTTGTAGTTATCTTTAGATATTATAGAACTAGCCCATGTAGGACTCGGTATAGCCCACGCTAAACATAGTACGCCCGATAGTAGGACTCGCCGCGAGCTCGCCCCCCGTGGGGCTCTCGTCGAGAGAGTTGATCGTACCGAGTGAGTCAAATAGGCTGCAAGCATGAGCGTATTCTTGGGCGATTCCCACAGGGTGTGGATAACTTTACTTATCTGTGGATAACTATTCATCGCACTCATGAGCTTCGTCGTAGTTAAACGAACAGTAATAGCAGCCCATATTCTCGCCGCATTTACGACAGTTATAAATGAACTGGATTTCATTACAGCAGCCCATGACTTGGCTTCGTAGGCTGATCCGGTAATACTGATTAGCAAATGGCATTAGTCCTCATCTCTAATCGCTGCAACGATTCGCTGAACTAAAGTGCCTTCAGCTACGTTCCCGCAGCGTTCGCATATATGAAGCGGCAGAAATTCCGCTTCGACTTGACGTGCGATTACTTCTCTGAGTTCGGCTAATACCGTTCTAATATGTGGATTACTCATTTCTTATCCTTTCCCCAACCAGTCCCGCGAAAGATAATCGCTGGAGCACTAAATACTCTTATCATTGGATAACTACAACATAGGGGCGATAGATCGCCATTACTTGGTATTGAGTGGCTCATCTCAAGCTCGCCACCGCATTGATCGCACCTGTAAAGGTAACTAGGCATTATCAGTCCCCACCAGGCACACTCCCATGGTTCCGCAAACCGTACACTCGAGCGTTTTAACGCCCGGCGGAAGTAAGTCGGTTACAATCCGTTCAACCTGTAATGTTTCGCGCTTACAGCGCCGACACTCAAATTTCAATTTGTCCATAATTAGACTCCTTTAGATTCTCCATAGAATTTAGATTGTGTTGACTGACCCACCATGATTCCGTTTTATCATGTTTAAACCTAGATGTTTTAGCTGCTCTAATTGGTATCCAGCCTTTAACGAAATATGTCGGACTCTCGCCCACGACGAGAACCGCTAGATCGTCCGCGCGATCTCTGGGCTGCAAAATCAAATGACCGTCTAGCCAGCGCGTATGCTTGATTTCGATTCGGTTGCCTATGTCTGCTCGAATTTTGAACTTGTCGAGCTCGATCTTAAAGTCCTTAATTCCAAAGAACTTAGCCGCTGCTATCTCAGCTCCGAAAGCCTCAGCTGTGCGCTTAATTGAGTCATGTATGTTGCCCCTCATGGCTTGATCGTGGAAATAAAAGTTTTCCTCACCGCGAAATTCACAGGTAAACGCGGCGGCTGCCGCTTGAACTTCCTCGTTCCGCGTAAGCGTAATTTTGTTTATTCCCATGTCGCGCAGCTCCGGTTATTGTCTGGGCAAACCCAGCCCTTATAAGGCTTTCCAGTTTTTCCGACTCCCTCTTTACGAATCATGACGCCATGGACGCATGACTTACCGGTGAGAATCCCACCAATTTCGGCAACGGCTTTGGTCATGTCCCATGGATCATAAGAGCCGTTAGGTAGCGCTTCACTAACTGCTGCTACTGGCGTAGCGACTGGGCGTTCGACTCGCTTCATTTCCTCGAACGACGGGCGATTTTGATTCTCGCTAAATTTGCTTAGCCCGCCAGTATGTAAGGCTCGACCTATTGCTGAGGTTGATCCGTTTTCTAGTGGGAAACGATTAGCGTTTGATCTGATTTCCTCGGCGAAATCTGTCGCGAAAGGTAATTGGTCGGTTACTTCCTTGTAAATGTCAGTCTGGACTATGTATCGAGTCCCGTCCTGAAATACGATGTTAACGTCGATTCGACCGTTTGGATATTTTGCCCAGAACTTTTCAATTCTTTCAGCTACCGATTCGTAGCCCTCTAGTGGAATAGCCATTAGTAGCTTCTCAATCGCTCAGTTGCGGCACGAAGTCCAGCGGCTCGACCGCGGTTAAATCCGTCCTTCACGCCCTCTTTGTAACCGATAGTCCAGCCGACTAGAAACCAGCCAATACCAGCGATAAATACAGCTATCGCCATTTCCAATACTGTAAACATGTTAGCTCCCGATTCCGGGTGCGACCTATTCGCTCCCTAGTTATAGGGTGAACTAAATGTCTGACAATTACAAGCCTTACGCGTATTTAACGGCGTGTCGAGTTGCTTATGAGCAAGCTGTAAATTTCGTCAACCCGTTTTTCAAGGCGCGAAACCTGATCTTTGACGCTTGAGCCCGAGTTAGGCTTAAGCTCGCTTAGGTAATACTTTACTAAGTGCCTAACGCCCGTAAGAAATGCAACTAAGAGCGTGACCGTAGCCACGCCCATAGCCGCCCAATCGTTTGCGTTCACTTAGCCTTTGCCCCGAACGAAACGTCTTTGGGATTCGAGTAACGCATTAGAACCGGCACGATCCCAGCAAATAATCCCCATGCTAATTTTTTGGGATCAGTTTCGCCAGTCATATAGACCGCCAGCATGCCCGCAATAGCTGAACGTCCATAACTAGCAGCAATAGCCTTTAGCTCTTTCATTACTTTTCTCCTAACCCTAGAGCCTTGATTAGCTCTAAGACTTTTTTTGGGCTCACGTTAATTTCAAAGTGCATTTCATCGGGACGATTCTTGTAATCGCCGCCCCAGAATAAACCGTATTTCTTAGCGAGTGCGCGAATCATTGGAACTTTCTCAGCTGGAAACGTTCCGATCTTTCCGAGAACGTGCTTAGTAGCGTTTAGATCGATCGCCGTTCCCGACGCGTGATTTGATAAGCGATCCGTTGACCCGCGAACGTTACGAAATGCGTAGCCCCAGTCGTCGAGTTGTCCACCGTCGATCGGTTCGATTAGTTCGTTGAACTCTTTGCAGAATCCCACGATCAACGGTGCGACAGCTTCGGCGCAGCGAATTTTTAAAGTCGTCCCCGGTATTGCGTAAGACTTGACATGGATCGACTCAGGTTTAGCCGAAGCTTCCCAGCCGTTATAGCTCGTAAGTTTCATTTAAATTCCAAGAGCTGCTTTAAGATCGTTTACGGATAGACCGACCGACGCTAACTTTTCGTCGATCGTTAATTCTTTAGCTGGTAACGGATTAGCAATAGCCTTTTCGATCTGGGTTTTAGTTTTCTTTTCGTCCGTCAGCCAAACGATGTCCGCAATATCGTCGCCGATAAGAGTCCACTCTTTAGCACCTAAGTCCTCTAAAGCTTTAATAATTTGGTTGTGTTCCATTATGCACCAATTTCCATGAGAATAATCGTGCT